CAACGCCCTGAAGGACAGCAAGTCCAACGTGAATATCTTCGTAGACGGTCTGGCAGCCTCCATTGCCGGTATCATTGCCCTTTGCGGCAAGCCGCTCCATATGTCGCGCTATTCCCGCCTGATGCTGCACTCCGTCTCCGGCTCCTGCAAAGGCGGTGCACGTGATATGCGTGAGTGCGCGGAACTCATTGAAGGTCTTGAGGGCACTTTGGCCGATATGATCAGCCGCAAATGCGGAATGCCTTCAGAGCAGGTCAAGCAGACCTACTTTGACGGTAAGGATCATTGGTTCACCGCAGATGAGGCGGCACGCGTCGGCCTCTGTGACGAGATCTACGACCTTACCGGCGCAGCCCAGGCGCTGGGCTCCGCTCCCACCAATGAGCAGATTTACCAGTTCGCCGCTCACTATGACAGCAAATCACCAAAATATCAGAATATGGAATTTATTGACAAAATCAAATCCCTGAACGATTCATTCAAGGATCTGACCGAAGACGCAATCGTCGACAAGGTCAAGAAACTCTCCAACGAGGCCGCAAAGGTTGACGCTCTCCAGGCGAAGGTCAATTCACTGGAAGCAGAGCTCAAGGCATCCAAGGACGCCCAGATTGAAGCCTTCCTCAATCAGGCCGTCTCTGAGGGCCGCTTCGCAGCCGAGCAGAAGGACAACTACCGTAAGCTGATGGTCGCTGACGAGGCAACCGCCAAGGAGATCATCAACGCTCTCCCCGCCAAGGCCGCAGCCGGTGCAACCCTGATCAAGGACCTCCTCAATGGCGGCGCAGGCGTAGCCCCCAAAGATCTTGCCCAGATGAGCTGGGATGAGATTGACAAGGCTGACCGCCTGGCAGAGCTCAAGGAGAAATACCCTGAACTTTACAAGGCCAAATACAAAGAAGCCTTCAACCTCTAGCGTTTAACCCGTAATTCTATCTAACTATGGCAGTACAGAAAGAAATATGGCAGAGGACCATCATTGAAGGCCTCTTTGCCGACAACTCCTTCCTCTCCAAGGCCGTCAATGACGATATCTACGTCAATGAGGGCAAGAAGGTGCACATCCCCAACGCCGGCGCTCCCTCAGGCGTAGTCGTTGACCGTTCCCAGCTTCCCGCCGCCGTGCAGAAGCGCACTGACGTGGACGTGGACTACACGCTCCACGAGCTCACCACCAACCCTATCCTCATCCCTTATGCCGATATGGTTGAGCTGTCCTACAACAAGCGCAACAGCGTCATTGACCAGGACCGCAAGGAGCTCATCTTCAAGGCAGCTGAGGCGGTGCTTGCCAACTGGCTCCCCGGCCTTGCCAACCGCGTGAACACCACCGGCCAGGGCGTACCCGCATGGACACCTTCCGCCACTGGCCTCCGCAAGAAGATCACTCCCGCAGACGTAGCAGCCCTCCAGCTGCGTATGAACGCAGACAACGTGCCTCAGACGGACCGCTACCTGCTCCTGGATGCCAACATGTACCAGCAGCTGCTGGACGGCATGACCCAGACCCAGGCAATCGGTTTCTTCCAGGCCGCTGACGTCAAGCGCGGCGTGATGGGTATGCTCTACGGCTTTGAGGTGATGGTGCGCTCCACCGTCTACCGCTTCGCCGCTGACGGCACCCTCAAGGCCATTGACGCAGCAGGCGCAGCCACCGATCTGGCCGGCGGTCTTGCCTGGCAGCGTGACTCCCTCAGCCGCGCCCTTGGCGAGGTGATCATGTTTGACCAGGTCAACAATCCGGAGTATTATGGCGACGTCTACTCCTTCCTGGTACGTGTTGGCGGTGCCATCCGTCGTTATGACAAGAAGGGCGTTTACGCCATCGTCACCGACACCGCCACCGAAGTCACCGGCCTTGTGCTTGACGACACCGACATCGACGTAGCAGTAGCAGGTGAGCAGGTAGTGACCGCAACAGCCACTCCCAGCTCCGAGTCCGCAGCTACCAAGTGGGAGGTGCTTGACGAGACCATCGCAACCATCGACAAAGCCACTGGCGCCTCTGTGACAGTCACGGGCGTAGCTGCCGGACAGACCATCCTCAAGGCTACCAACGGCAAGAAGGAAGTCCTGGCCATCATCACCGTCACCGCGTAGTCGGTAGAAAGTTGAACCGAGCCGCCTCCGGCCCCTCCGGGGGCGGCTTCTTTAAACGCTTACCAAATGCTTCCAAGAGTTAAAATCAACTATCTGAACGGTCTGCTGGGAACAGTACCGGAGAACCAGGACGGCCTGCTTGGCCTGGTCGTGCTGGGCGCTACCGGAGTTTCTACTACGTTCGTGCTGGGCACCCCTTACAGGCTGGTCCGCCCTGATGACCTGACCGCCCTTGGCATCACCTCCACCAACAATGCACGCATTGTGGAGCTGGTGAAGCAGTTCTACGCGGAGGCTGAGGAAGGTACTCCGGTTTACCTGATCGGTATAGCGGCGACATCCATGACCACCGTGCTTGATGTTGACAACGGCCCCATGAAGGCCATCCTGCAGCAGCTTCGCGGTGCGCTTCGCGGTCTTATCGTCGCATCCGCCTCCACTGCCGCAGTGACGGTGACGGACGGCCTGGATCCTGACGTGCTCACCGCAATGCCCAAGGCACAGGCCCTCGCAGTGTGGGCTGCAGACAACCTCTATGCCCCGATTTTTGTCATCCTGGAGGGACGCCATTTCGAGTCCGCTGCAGATGCTCCCGATCTGACCGCCCTGGAATACAACAGAGTGGGCGTCTTCATCGGAGACGTGGTCACCGGATCCATCAACGCAGCCGTAGGTATGCTGGCGGGCCGCATCGCGGCTTCTCCCGTACAGCGCAACATCGGCCGCGTGGCAACCGGCGCCCTGGCACCCCTGGAGATGTTCATAGGCGACAGCTCCGTGGATCAGGCCATGTCTGTGGTGGATGCTCTCTATTCCAAGGGATACATCTGCCCTCGCATCTACATCGGTCTTCCGGGGTACTACCTGGTGGATGATCACCTGGCAGTCGCCGGCACTGACGACTACGCGCACCTGACAGCCAGGCGCACCGTAGACAAGGCCGCGCGTATTGCCTACATCACCATGCTACAGTACCTCCTCGACGAAATCGAGCTCAATACTGACGGCACCATGCAGCAGCCGGTTCTCAAGAGCTGGCAGGCTTCCGTGGAAACGGCTATCAACAACCAGATGGCTGCAGCCGGCGAGCTTTCCGTGGTGGATGGCAGCGGGTGCAAGTTCTATATCGACCCCAGCCAGAATGTCCTCGCCGCTTCCAAGGTGGAAGGCACTCTGAAGGTCCGTCCTTTCGGCTATGCCCGCGAGATAGTCGTGAACATCGGTTTTCTCACCAATAACAACTAGAGCCTTATGTTTGACACTAGAGAATATGAATGGGCAGACGTCACCTTAGTGATAGCCGGCAGGGACGCGACGGGCATCCGTGGCATCAGCTATACCTCCAGCCAGGAGAAAGAAGCGCTTTATGCCAAGGGCAACAAGCCGCACGGCATTCAGCGCGGAAACAAGTCCTATGAGGGCGCTCTCCGCCTTCTGCAGTCCGAATACGACGCGCTGAACGCAGCGGCCGGCGGAGATGTTCTTGACGTAAGCTTTGACGTCATCGTCTCTTACGGCAACCCTTCCAAGGGCGATGTCATCAAGACTGATCTTCTTGCCGGAGTGGAGATTACCTCCAAGCCGAAGAGCATCAACCAGAACGATAAGTTCATGGAGATAGAGCTTCCTATCGTGATGCTGGACGTCAAAGAGGACTACCAGTAGAAGGAAGGGCCGGAGCTTCCGGCCCCTCCTTTAAAATACCTTTTAAACACCTTTTAACGCACACACTATGTTTACCTACACAAAAGAACAGCTGAAAGGCTGGAAAGAAAAATACGGGGAGGTCTTTGAGATCTCCAGCGACGATAAGAAAGCGGTTCTCCACAAGCCCGGCCGTAAGGATCTCTCCTTTGCAATGGCAGGGTCCAACCAGGCAAAGGACTCCGTCAAATTTTCGGAGATACTTCTGAAGCAGTGCTGGATAGACGGTGATATGGAGTTCCAGACAGACGACTCATACTTCTTTGCTGCCGTTCCCGTTCTGGGAGCCCTCTCTGAAACAAAGGAGGCTGAACTAAAAAAGCTATAGAGCAGGCTGACGGTCGTCCGGAGGCCAATATGGTGGGTTATTTCGACACGCTTATACGATACTACCTGCACATGGATCCGGACGGGCTGACAGACCTGCAGTGGGCTCAGACCATAGCACAGCTCAAGCACATTCGTCAATCTGAGAGTAACGCCAAATGAATATTGCCCAATACATAATAGATATTGCCGCTCAGGGAGATAGGGAGGCCTTGTCAAAGATCAAATCCGTCCAGGCTGGACTGGATTCCGCTCAGCGCTCGGCCAATAATTTCTCCTCAAGCGTTAAAAAGGGCATAGGCCAGGCCTTCAGTTCCCTTCCGGGTGCGGAGTTCATTACCAACCCGATAGTGGCCCTGACGGCCGGCGTTGGCGTCGTGTCGAAGCTTGGCATGGAGGCCGACAAGACGGCGACCTCCTTCAATGTGCTTGTAGGCAGCGAGGAGAAAGCTGCCAAGATGCTGGGAGAGATAAACAAGTACGCTGACAATACCCTGTGGGACCGTACCACCACTCAGAATGCTGCTAAGACCATGCTGGGCTTCGGCATGAGCACGGAGACCGTAGTGGATGACCTGAAGATGCTTGGAGATATCGCTATGGGTGATAAGAACAAGCTTCAATCCCTGGCCCTGGTCTTCGGCCAGATCAGCGCTGCCGGCAAGTTGCAGGGGCAGGACCTCATGCAGCTCATCAATGCCGGTTACAATCCCCTCATGGATATGGCTGCCCTCACCGGGAAGTCAGTCGCCCAGCTGAAGGACGACATGTCGAAAGGCCTCATCACCTTTGACATGGTCCGTGCTGCCTTCCAGCGTGCAACCGGAGAAGGCGGCAAGTTCAACCACATGACGGAGCAGATCGCCCAGACTTCATACGGCGCCTTTGAGCAGCTCAAAGGAAAGCTCATTGGCACCCTGCTGGAGTTTTACAAGGTGATTCAGCCCTTCGTAATTCCTGTTTTGAATGCGCTGGGGAAAGGCCTGGACTTCCTTGGTAAGGTCGCTACCTGGGCCTCCCAGCATTTGAAAGTGTTGCTGCCGATAATCAAGTACCTGGCAATAGCCATTGGTGCCTACACCATTGCAACTAATCTTGCAACTATTGCCACAAAGGGGCTTTATTTCGGTTTCAGGATACTCTTTGCCTTATTGGATGTGAATCCCATCGGGCTTATTATTGCAGGCGTAGCTGCCCTTACGGTGGCTATAGTAAGCTGCTGGAATAAGTTCGCCGGCTTCAGGGCCGTGGTGCTGACCGTTTGGGATACACTGAAAGGCTTCGGCAATATGCTCAAGCAGCATATCATCGACAGGCTCACCGGTTTTCTCACGGGCATCGGCCATATCGGCCAGGCAATATCCAAGCTCTTCCGCGGAGACTTCTCCGGGGCCTGGGATTCTGCCAAGGCCGGCGTGAATGACATCACGGGCTACACGGCCGTGCAGAACTCCGTAGCCGCCACACGCGACCTCGCAGCCGGCGTGAGGAGCAACTATGCCTCTCACCTGGAAGCGGAGCGCCAGAAGCAGGCGGCCAAGGACACTATCCAGGAACCCCAGGCAGCTGCCGGCACCCAGCCGGCAGGGCTCCCGGATGCATCCACCATTCCAACCGGCGGAAATGCAAATGCGACGGCAAACGCCATCACAACCGGAGGCACCAGGAACACTTCCATAGTGCTGAACATAAGCAAGTTTTTTGACGACGTGGTAATTCATAACACAAGCGGACGTGACCTTAATGAGCTGCGAGATGCAGTCCTGGAAAGCGTCAACCGTTCACTTGAAATAGCAATAAGCGCTGCACGATGAAGTCGGAATACAGGTTTGTACTGGAAAAGATATACCGCCAAAAGAGGACTCCCTACGGCGTATTCAACCAGCTTCCTCCAGCTGGTGAAGTTCCGCCTATGGATGCCATAGAAGGCTTGTCGGATGCTGCATTGGAAGAGCTTCTTGTCACCAATGCACGCGGAGTGCCGATGGTATTCCCGCTCTACTTCGCAGTGGAGGGAGGTCCCTGGTGGCTGCTTCCCTATGAGCCGCTTGTGACCATACAGGGCACCAACGTGCTGGTAAAGAAGCAGGTCTCAAAGGGGACCGTGCGCGGCACTATCAAGGAGCGCTGGAGCCAGGGCGACTACCGGCTCACTATCTCCGGCATTCTGATGGGAGATAAGGGGCTGTATCCTGAGGAGGACGTCAAGAAGCTCCGCTCCTTCTGCGAGGCCGGGAAGGTCCTGGTGAAATCCCCGCAGATGGAGCTCTTCTCCGTCAACCAGATAGTCGTAGAAGACTGGAGCATTCCGTTTACTGCCGGCCTTGCAAACCAGGCCTATACCATCAACGCAGTGAGCGATGACATATACAAGTTGCTCCTCCGTAAAGAGGACTTGAAACAGATATAGGCGATGTTTACGATGAAGTTCGACATAGAGATCGGCGACTACAAGCTGGGCATGGTGGAGAAGGTGGAGATCAACCGCTCCGTCGAGCAGCTTGCAGACAGCGCCGTTGTCACGCTTCCAGGTGCCGAGTATAACGTCGCCCTTGATATAGAGCAGAAGATCCACCGTGGAGACCGCATCGTGATCAACCTGGGATATGAGGAGATAGGCATGGTGCAGGAGTTTGAAGGATATGTGCAGCGCATCGGTTCGGATAACGGGGCCATCACCCTGGAGTGCGAGGATGAGCTGTATCTATTCCGGAAAGCCCTGGAAGACCGTCAGCTCTCCAACGTCTCTCTGGCATCACTCCTGGACATCGTGGTGAAGGGAGTCGGAGGCGGCTTCAAGGTGGACTGCTCCTACAGCTGGACATACGAGAAATTCGTTATAAATAACGCAACCGGTTACGATGTGCTTAGGAAAATTCTTGAAGAGAGCGGAGCGGATATCTATATACAAGAAGGGGTCTTACACGTACACGCTCCAGGGGAGAAAGTCGGAAATACTATCTATTACGACTTCACTCAGAATGTGCAAGACTGTGACCTTACCTACAGAAGGACCGAAGACCGGAGAGTCCGCATCATCGTGAAAGCCCTTCTTCCTGACGGAAAGGTCAAGGAGAAGGAGTACGGAACCACCGGCGGAGACCGTGTGGTCGTGAAGTGCGCCTCCAGCGACGACGCTTCGATGAAGCTTCGCGGGGAGAGTGAGCACAAGCGCCTCACCTTTGACGGATACGACGGTAATATCGTCACCTGGCTGGTGCCTTACATCAAGC